GCTTGGGCGAATGCCTGAGTAGGCGATCCTGCAAGACCCAGGAACTGCACGGTTTTGGGCTTCACGAATAGCAGGGCCACGCCTGACTCTTGTGCTACAGCCAAGAGATTTTCCAGATTGGCACTAGAATCCAGCATGGCATGGGTGCGGAAAGTGAATTTCACCAGCTGATCGCTCTTGCGTGATTCCTCGGCTGTGCTGCCATAATAATATCGGCGATACAAGCGATCTGTGGCTTCGTTGTAGGTGTGGATGTTCTGGATGTCAAGCATGGTCACCTCGCACTCGATCGATCACCATCTGGGCCAGGCGCAGATCCTCACAGGGTTCTTCGTCTATCATTTCGATCACCACCATCATGAGCATGGCATGTGCAGTCTGCTTCAGGCTGCGCGGCAGGGTTTCAAACCAGTCGGTGACTTGTTCTTTGGTGTCCATGCTCCAGATCGTAGTCAAAATCTCGTGTTGCAAAGGCGTGAGTCCTTCAATCTTCATGTCTATCTCCAAAAATGGCCACTAGTCCCATGACCGTTAGTAACACAACAAAAATGGTTTCAATCATCGTGCCTCCGTCTAGGATCCCACTGATCCGTGTATGAGTAAGGTGTGACGCCCCAGCGCCGGAACGCCAGGGTCAGGCCAAAATTTGCCACAAAGAACACCATCACTCCTAGCACGAACCATGACATGGCTCAGACCTGTGCTGATGTTTCTCACGGCGCTGGTACTGGGTACGATCACGATGGCGTGCCGGGCGGTTGAAGTTGTGCTTGGCCACCCAGTTGCGCTGTCGTGTCTGTGTTTTAACTTTGGTCACGATTCAACTCCAAAATGTTTCTTAATTGCTTTGGAACAATCGTGCGTTCCTCTTGACCATTCTGAACTCATCTTATGATCCAAAAGTAAATCACAATGATTGGCACATTCGCGCACGATCAACTCGGCGAATCGCTCCATAAGATAGTCCCTGTAATCACTCGCGTAAAAGTTTTGACTATCGGCCCAATCTTCGGCCTGTCCAGCAAGTTCTCGGATCCGTTGGTTCATCATTCAACCTTCCACTCAGAATAATCACGCCACTCTAGATCAGTGGCTTCGAACTCTTCCATCCAAGCCCGGGCTTTTTCTTCACTGTCAAATACTTTGGCCACTGCACGAGATTCATCACCATACTCATCGTTATATTCATAGCCGAGATAAACTTTCATGCTGCCTGCCTCTCTCTCACATCGGTGTTGAGTGTGGGTCGCAGTTCGCGGATCAAGCCACGCTCGAGAATGTGAGCCTCGCGCTTGCCACGCACCACGGCCAAGATTGCGTACACAAAAGCTTCGGGGCCGCGCTCGCGCAGGGCCTCGTAGAGCCGCCAGGATCGGGCTTCGCTACGGCTGCGATACAAGTGCTTGTTCATGCGGACTCGTACACTTTTCAGCACCGTTGACTCAGTACGGGCAGTGACTCCGATGTAGAAGTCCGAGCCCGACTGGATCTGGTACACGATGTGCGTGCGATCCACTCGCTTTCGACGGGGTGTTTTCTTATGCTCCATTCTATTATTATACGAAATGGCGAATTTCTGGTCAACCGCAGGTTAGTAGTTACTAACTTAGCCCTGCGCCTAAGTCAGTGCTTACTAACTTCAGGCAATGTCAACAACCAAGGCTCGAGATCGCCGTACAGTGAGATCATCATGGCTTCTTGACTGCTGTAGAATATTACTCGTTTGCCGCGGCGATCGATGTAGTAGGGAAATGTCAGCCTGCGATCCATCAACAACAGGATGCGTTTGTTTATGCTTTTTGCGTTGGTGTAGCTCCAGCTCCAGCTTTCCACATCAAGATCCTCACTGAGTGCGCGATTGCCTTCGGCAGTGAGTCTCAATCCGCCAGTATCGCGTATGTTGTACCACCAGGTCAGCATGGCCTGCTCCTGGGTAGTGGTTTCTTGATCCAGATGCGTTATCAGGTAACGAGTGATCTCAGCTTTGAGATTTGGCATTGGGGTACACCGTGGCCCCTTGTGTCAGCAATACCACCGAGAATTTGTCTGTCTGGAACTGTTGATTGAGTTTTTTTGCCAGATTGATGGCATGTCCTTGATTGCTGAAACTGACCTTTCGATACTTGGGGCCAGGATACTGCACCAGCATGCTGTTGGTTTTGAGATTGATGGGCTCGCCATCATAGAACACAGCCCAGATTCCTTTGGCTGCGAGAACCTGCTCGGAACGATAGGTTTTTTTGTCAGTTATTTCCAGTATTACAGTTGGTTTAGGTCTGCTCATCTTTAAACTCCGAGTTATTTATGACCCAGAGCGGAACGACCCTCCCTGTATTTCCACCTTGATGGTTTCCGGCTCCACAGCAGGCACAGTGGCCTTTTCGGACAACAACAACAGCCGGGTTATGTCGGCATGTAGTCCTTGTGCTTCAGTGATAGGCATGATCACATCACGCTGGCATCGATCCTGTGCGTTTTTCAAGCGGTCAATGAATTTCGCTATGTGCAGGCTCATCCCGGAACGGTCCTTGATATTGGTATCTTTTCAGCAGGATCAATTTTGGACAGAACACATTGCGCCAGCGTCCGTTTTGATTGATGCGATAATAACCGGCAGCGTACCAGCTACGGCTGTCGGATTCACGTGTCCACAACGGCAGCTGATGTTGCACGTCAAAAGTAGCATTGTGCGCAGTTTCGGAAGTGGGGAATCCATGCACTTCCCGATGGGATTTCTTGGCCTTGGGCATGGCGATCTTTTCAAAATCTACCGAGACCTTTTGTTTGAGGCTGCGCAAGCTCTTGAAAGTGTCCACATGATTGCCGATCTTGACTGCATAGCCTTGATCGGTCACGGTGATGTTTCCGATCTTGCGATCTTGGTCCCGCAGTATCCAGTATCGGTCAGGCACCACTGGTTTGGCTTTGATCATCTAGTTCTCCTTGATAAGATTGGTTCAACCAGCGAGCATACTGTTCAGCCTGCTCGCTGATGCGTGTGAGTTCGTGGCGTCCACAGAAACGCATGAATTTTACACCTACTTGTGCCACAGATCTGTGGCTGATCTGTTCACGGATGGCTGTATCTACCTGCTGTTTGATCTCTGTGGGTTGATAGGTGAGATCGATCAGGCGCCGGTTACGGTTGTAGTCATCCAGCACACGATGCTCTGCACCTTCGTGATCGGTCCATCGTTGCAACATGAGATTGTTCCAGTTGAATCCTTTTTCTTGCCGATCAGCATAGGCTTCCGTGAGTCCGATCTTGTTTTTGGTACCCTTGACTCGCACACCGGGATATGCGCTGAACACATTGTCGGTGGGATCGCCTCGCATGCATTTCAAGAACAACAACCATTCTGGGTCAGGTGTGGTTTTAGGAAGTTTGGTTTTTTTGTCAATCACGGGTTTGTTGGATTTGTCTAGTACGCCGTTGATGGTGATCAATTCATCGGAGATGCCATTGTACTGTGTGACATTGCTGGCCAGCAGTTGCACGAAATCAGTGTCACTGCTGACGATCACATGTTCGTCGTTGGGATGGAGATTGATCCATCTCGCGATGATATCATCGGCTTCGGCGTTGGGGTGTCGGATTACTGAACAGTTGGTACTTTCAGCCAAGTATTTAGTCAATTCGTCATAAGTTTCCCAGAACAGGCGATCTTCTTCCTGTTCTGCTTCTGTGGCTGCTTGCCTCAGCTCGGTACGATTTCGTTTGTATCTGGGATAGAAGTCTTTGCGCCAAGATCGTCCCTCCAGCGCGAAAACCACATGATCTGCCCCAAATCTTTGGGATACCTTGTTGATACTGCTCAGCGTGATGTGTAAGGCATAGCCGATTTTTTCGCTGGCATCAGCAGCACGGAAAGCCGCGTGACGGGCACGGAAAAACATGTTGGCAGTGTCGATCAGGAGATATTTCATTGTTCATCGTACCAGTTGGTTTCGCAGTAGATATTGTAACACAAATCGGCTCCAAGCACCGTGTGCTTCCGGCCCAAAATGCCAGGAATCGGCAGAAACCGTCTCGTGACCGTTGCGTGTGAGCCACGCATGATAGGTAGAATCTGGATCATAGGGCAGGATATAAGCAGATCCCCAATCCAGACGTTGGGGTTCTGGGATCTGCTCAAAATGGTTGTCGCCGTTGAAAAAAACATGCGGCACACCTAGGTGATCCAGCTCTTGATGTAGTTGCCATATTTTCTGGTGTTCTTGCTCGGTCACGGCCTGCCAGTCAAGATCCGCGATGTAGCGGCGATATCGATCTTGGTGATCTGTTGGCACGTCGTCGATTCCAGATGCAGTGACTTGATAGTAAACACCGTCGATCAACCACTCCTGGCGCTCCCAGGTGCTCCATTGTATCACGACCAGGGTTTCGGTAGTGGCCTGCGGATTCTGCGCTATCCATTCCTGTGTGGTGCGACGTATGCGTTCGTTGCTAGAGGCCGACTCGGCAGCGCAGTAAAATCCATATTTGAGTGCTTCGCTGAGGCGCTTGCCCCAGCTCACCCGTAGGTTGGCCGGGTGTGGCACACGACCTAGGTAGTTGTAGCGTCCGTCATCTTCGGCAAACGCATGCGGATTCACAGCTTCGGCAGCCGCTGTATGGCTGTCACCGTTCACAAACAGTTTCAACTGACCTCCCGCCGACCGTCGCCGAGATCACGGCTGCGTGTGAATCTAGGGTTCATGGCCTGTTCCTGTTCCCAGGTTTCCATGACCACGTTCCTGCACACGTTCTGGAACCATCGATCTACCACGTCTGCATCAGTGTCTTCCTTGCTCATCATGTAGCCTGCACGCACCAAGTTGGCCACGAATTTTTCGTTCCAGTCCAGCTCGAAACTGCCCTCGTGTATGTTTTCAGGATTCACATCCATGCTCAGTATGGCCACATACGGCTCGCCACGTTCGGTAGCCAACTCCTTGTCGGACTTCTTTTTCTTTTTGGCGTCGCTGTCAGATTTCTCTGTCTTTTGCGCAGTTTCGTTATCTTTCGTAGGAGTTTGCTTTTTTTTGTTAAAAATAAGATCCATCAATCCCATTTAACGTCCCTTGTGATAGATTGGTATGGGCACCATCTTGTGCAGATTGCGCTGCCTGATAGCACGATACTGACTCACTAGATCGACATCAGATTCCGATGTGCCCGGGATGATGCCCTCGTCGATGTCCATGGCACGCTCTAGATCTGCATAAGTGAGTCCACCCAGCTGATCCTGATCATTGCGGCCGTCATCCCAGAGCCCGTCTGTGGGTGGTGCGTCGATGATGCGTTGATCCACGCCCAGTTCTTTGGCCAAAGCCCACACTTCGGTCTTGGTGAGATCACCAATGGGCCCAATGTCTACACCGCCATCACCATACTTGGTGTAGAATCCCACACCAAAGTCTTCCACGCGGTTGCCGGTGCCTACCACCAACCCGCGGCTGCTCTGGGCGATCTGATACAGTGTGACCATGCGCAAGCGACTGCGACTGTTGGCAAATGCCAGGCTATCTGAGTACGGTGACATCTTGTGCTCAAATAGTTCAAACATGTCGGTGAGATCAAATACTCGGGTTTCCACATTTGGAAAATTGCTGTCTAGCCAGGCGCAGTGTGCCAAGCTGAGATTGTGCAGATCTGGCAGCTGCCGGATGGGCATAGATACCGCGATGGTCTTTAGACCGGTCCTGGCGCACAGTGTTGATACTGTGGCAGAATCTACTCCACCAGACACGCCCACTACCAAGGTGTCATGTCCGCTGTCTTCAGCGTAGTTGCGTATCCATTTCGAGATACTGGTTGCTAGGTCAATCATTGTGGTTTCCTTTTTGATCATGTGCCCCACTCGTTGCGCCAGATATCTACCTGGAGCCTGGGACTGTAACGCCAGCCGTGACGCATGGCTGCTCGTGCCACCTGCTGTGTGTTGAGATTGTACACCTGTGGCACACCACCTGCGGGCATGAGATATACCGGTCCACCAAACCCGGCCTCACGATATTCTTCTACTGCTCGCACCGCATCTTCGATATCCTGCTCCGTGGCCACTACAAACTTGAGATAGGTGAATCCGATCATTTCATAGCTTTTGACCACAGTGGGATTGATAGCCGCAGTCCACTCTTCTCCTGAGCCTGGTAGCTTGGGACTGACTGAAAATGTCAGTCTGTCGCGATCCTGTCCGTTGCGTGTGAATTCCTGCGCCAGATACTGTTCTACTTCTGGATACAGTTTTTGTGTGCCGTTGGTCTCGATGGTGAGATCACGTAAACCCTTGGCACGCAACACATCCAGCAGTTCGGGATACAGTTGCTGATAGGCCAGCAACGGCTCGCCGCCTGTGATGATGAAATGTATGGGATCTAAATCATTTTGATCCCAGCGTTCTCCCGGCAACAACTGATGTATGCGGTCAGCGATGGTGTAGATATCTTCTTGATGATTGAATCGCTTGAACTCGGGGTAGATCGATGCATAGGTATCACACCCGGTGGTGACCAATGGCAAATCACGGAATTCACGGTAACGATCTGGATCTTGTTCTACCAGCTTGATTATTTCTGTGACTTCGGGATTGTGCCCAGTGATCACTTCATTGCGATCACGACCAAACTTGCGGCAGCGGAAGTTGCAACCAAATGTGCGGAAGAAAACCGAAGGCACCCCGGTCCAACGACCCTCGCCTTGGAGACTGTAGAATATTTCAGTGTAGGTTATTTTTTCCATGAGATTATTTAGGCCGCGGTGAAAATTTCTTCTTGTAAATATCTTTTGAGTTCTTTGTCTGTGGGCTCAACAGCATAGTTGTTCTTGAAAAAGATTTCGTAGCTGTCCGAGCCATATTTGCCGATACCATACAACATTGTAGCATCTTCGTAATCCCAAGTCAAGAAATCCTGGGTCATGCGACACAGTCGTTTGTAGCGTACATTTACCATGCCCAAGGGCCAGATCACATCGCGTACTTCCTGCTCGTTGGCATGCAAGAACACCCACGGTCCAGGCCAACGATCAACGAATACAGGAAACACAGTTTTCACAGGCTTTCGCCCGGTCTGATTCAGCATGATCACAGCCACCATGTGCTGCCAAGCTCGGATGCGTTCTTCCTGGGCCGGCAACTGTTGTTGCACCATGAGATCGTCGCGTAGAGGCCGTATCATTTCAGGAATTTCTCTAGCTCCGGCGGCTGCCATCCGTCGGGTTTCAAGATCTTGCCATCCTCCCGACGAGTGACACGACCTGTGACAGGATCTACTTTGGCAAAGTTTGTGCGCATCACTTCGTCCCAGGCATGATCTGGATAACAGCCCATTGAGTGTAGGGCACCTATAGTGACCACCATGATGTCGATGAGAGCGTCCAGTTGCTCTACGCGATCATTGTTGTTGTAGGCGGCCATGAGCTCGGCCGTTTCTTCTTTGATCAGGGTGTAATACATCATAAACTGGGCATCGTTCTTTTGTCCCACAGTTTGTCCACATGCAGTCATGAAATTGGATTGGTCACGAAAAGGATTGGTCATCTAATCTCCTAGTTGAGTTGTTGTTGCCACCACTGTTCCCAGGGAAAAACTATCCAGCTGGGTTGTTCCTGCTTGTTGACGTGTTGAGCCGCATAACTGGGCTCGATGTTGCAACGGCTGGCATCGTTGTTGATCAGCACAGCCACCTTCACATTCTGTCCCCAGATCTCCGACCAGGCAGCATGATCGGGCAAGCACGATGACCGCCAATCTTGTTGGATCCAGTTGATGGTGGCCCCGGAGTCGTTGATGTCATCTACGATCAAGATCCGTTTGCGCAGATGCGGATTGCTGGTGGCAGGATCTGGCAAGTCTGTAGGATGATAGCCAAACGCATCTTCGGCCATCCAGGTGTTGCTTTCTTTCATGCCACTGTCGCGCAAGCTGACCTGTAGTGCGTGCATGGGGCAGTCTAGGTACTGGCTGATCAGCACTGCTGGGATCAGACCGCCTCGGGTAAGGCCGACCACATAGTCAGGTTGCCAACGATCTTGCTGTATCTGCCGCAGTAACTCCTGGGTATGTCCTTGCACTTGATCCCAGCTCAAATAGATTTTTTTCATTTCCAATTTTCCAGCACAGTGATGAGTTGTTCTCGATCCCAGATCATGACATGGTGTTCACGACCAGGATTGCCTTGATCCAGTATAGCATGCAATGGAGGTGGAAAGCAAGCAGGCCGGGCACACAGATTGATGTGGTGACAGCCACCCATTTCGATGTCTTCTTGCTGGCCCACGGTGTAAGACGTAGTAGCCAGATACTGTATACCAGATCGCACAAAATTTTCAATAGTTTCTCGGATGGCCTGCCAGGGAAAATGTATCAGGCAATCGCGACACAGCATGATGTCCACTTTGGGCAATGGATCATGGATGATATTGAGGTGTCGGAAATCCCGGTCTGGCCAACGCGACTTCAGCTGATCTATCATATCCGACACAATGTCAGCGCCGATGTATTGGAATCCTTCCGGCCAAGTCACTGTGCTCATCCAGCTGTAATCACCGCAGGGTGCGTCCAGCAGGCTCTGGCATGCTAACTGCTGTACTACTATGGGCAGCTCGTCTCGGAGATTCTGGGTATTTTGGAGCAGGCTGCCGCTGCCACAGGGATGGTCTCGCCAGAAACGCTGTTTTATGATGCGCGAGAACGTTTCTTCTGCGCTGAGCCCAGACGGCAACTTTTTTATCATGTGCCTGCTAGTTGTTGCATGAATCTCAGTCGTTGTTGAGCATTTCGGCTGCCATGCACATGAACTATAGCTGCCTGCGACATCGAACAACCGTTCCAGACATCGTGCCACCACACTGGAGCACGATCCAGGTTCATGGCCTGATAGGCCACACGTGGCATCAGAGCTTGATCTAACCTCAACCCCTGGCTCCACAGCATGGCATTCAATATGATCTGTTCAGTGTCGTAGGTGCTGTGATCCCACTGTGCGGCTAGATCCGTGCCCACTTTCCAGACCTGAGGGTCCATGGCCTGTGGAAAGTAGCGAACACCAGCATTGAAGAACCAATCAAATTCCTGCTGGTAAGGATTGGGTTTACGGAATGATCGCGGATCGGTGAAATTGAACATGCGGAACTGGCCCAAGGCCCATATGTCCAGATCTGCTCTGGCCACAGTGTCAGGATCAGTATACAGTATGTTACAGGGTTCAGAATGCCATAGTTTGTGTATGTTCCAGAAAGTCTGTTCGAAAGCTTCACTGATAGAATTCACAGTGCCTGAGAAAAATTTCATTTCCCATTCGCCTTTGAGGTGGCGCGTAAAACTGCCCACACTGATACGATGCATGTCAAGATAACGATCATAGAGATCAGTTTCGTGGCTGCGATCGTGCACCATCCAGTTTGGATCACGCACACGATACAGACTCTTGACCAGATAATTTTTCACTTTCATAAGGGTTCCATCCATAACCAATAACCAGTCTCAGGCCGGCCTTCGTGCACCAAGCACCATTTGTCGCAGTCGCTGAGCGTGCGCAAGAATTCAAATCGATAAGGATCTTTGCCCGACTGTTCGATCTTGGTGATGCTGTGCGTGGATTGGAATCTCTGGGCGATACGGTCAGTGATGCCAGCATCCAGCACATCGTGTGTTTCTGTCAGGATGCAACAACCGCTGAGTTCAGACACAGTGTCAGGATCCAGCAACACATTTTCATAGCCCTCGCAGTCGCTGATGATCACGGGTCTTTGGGCACCAGCCAACAACGATCTCAACACAGCAGGATCCACCCCTCCATGTGTTATCACATTGGTGACCGAGTTGGCTTCTGCATTCAGCTGTGTTATCTGCTGTGCTGCCTGTTCTAGATCGGCAGCCACCACACGGGCACTAGGACATCGCATGGCCATGCCGATCGCATAGTAGCCTTCGGCACTGCCTATGTTTATGACCAGATCTGGATCATGGGCCACTGCGGCTTCAACGGCGTCATGCAGTTCGTCTTCGTATACGCCCAGCAGTTTGGCACACACATCGCTGTCGCCCCACATGAAGTTGGGCACTACGACCATGCCAGTGAACGGCCCTGAACAAACCTGGCCTTGGCTATGATGATACAGGAACGGTATCAGTTCCTGTCTCCGGGCATTGGCTACGTTGTAAAGATATCTTTGTAAGTCCATACAGTCCTTTCTGACCGTGTCACTGCCAGTGCGCTAGTTCCACTTTTTTATTTGATTGTTGGGATCGTAGATTGGGCCAGTCATCTTGGCCCAGGGGTCTTGCTTGCGATTTATCACGCTTTCAAACCACGACATGTCACGTCCCTGTGACTTTAGTTCTTTGTATATCTTTTCAGCATCTCGGAATCTCTGTCCGCGTCGAGGTAGATAATTGAAATCTCTGGGATCATTAGGGTCAAATTCAAAAGTCACGCGTTTTTCAAAAGTCTCGTCCTTGTTGGCGCCAGTGAGATCAAATCGATCGTGTATGACTTCCACCTCCACATTGACCACGACATCCAGCATGTAACTGATCTGGCTGATCCAGGCATCACTGAGCTGATGGTCGCTGAGATAGCCACAGATATCCAGCCAGGCTCGCGGCACGATGGGGAATATGGCATAAGGATGCTGATTGTGCGTGGGTATGCGTATGCAACAAAACTCCTGCATCTTTTGTCGTATGATCTGATCCCAGTCTTGGGACAGCATCACAGCATCGTCGTTCCAGAAAAAGAACCAATCACCCTGGCTGTGCCTGGCAAGGCCATTCACATATTCATTGAGCCGCGCATATCCCAGGGGTTGGAATTCCAGCACGCTGTAGCTAACGCCTCGATGATCTAGATCAGGCAGCAGATTGGATTCGATCCAAGCACGGGTAGACTGATCGTCGTCGTCCATGCCCAACATGAGTTCTAGTCCACTGACATCATGAGCTGTATCAAACAGGCTGTCTAGACTGCGTTTTAGAGCATCTGTTCTTCCACGAGTAGGTAACAAGATGCTGATAGTGATGTCGTTGATGTCAGTGCTCATGATCAATCAGAGTCCTTCGTAGATTGCGGAATTTCCTGCGTGTTCAAACACTTCTACACTGCGTAACTTTACACCTTGCCCCACTGGATATCTAGCATCATAACTTTTCTTATCGAGTCCGATGTGATGCCATTCTTCGCCAGCCTGGAACGTTCGCAAGATATCTGCCATGACATTGTAAGCCAGTTCTGCGAACTTTTCGCAGCCCACTGCTTCTACCAGCCGGATGTCACATACTCCACCATGATCCTGCAAGCCCATGTCGGCCATTTTCAGGAACATGTCTAAATGCGGATCGTCTTTGGCTATTACCAAAGTATGATCGAACATGTATTCGGCCCAGTCCTTGAAGGCTTTGAGTCCGCCGAAATCCATGACCCAGTTGCGATCGTCAAGGGTTTCGCTTTCGAATACCAAGCGGATACCGATGCTGTAGCCGTGTAGCAGGCTGCAATGGCTGTGTGTGCTACGCCATTGCCGGAAACAGCAGGAAAGTCCTCGATCGTTGCCATAAGTTTTTGTTGAAACATAAGTTGCCAATTGTGTCTCCTATAGTAGCAAGACATGCAGAATATTTAGAGTGGGATGAATGTCGCAGGAGTCCACTGGTTGATTATTTATATACAGCTTTAAAAGCGTCTACAATCTCTTTTTCGCTACGTTTGTGTGCTGTGTACCAAAGTCGATGAACTACCCTGGCAGCATCGTACTGATCGGACAATCCAGCCCAGGTTATGGTCTGATTATAAAAATCTCGATCAAGTTCTTCTTGAAAAAGCACAGATGCATCAATTGCAAATGATTCCCGATTGTGATTTGTTAATGTCATATTATGGTCCACGATTGCTTGTACTGTGCCTAGTTTGAAGTTTTCAGGGTCGTGTCTGTTTAAATTGCTGTTGAATTTGAGATAAGATTTATATGCTAACTCAGGATCAATTTTTATTATCAATGTAGGTAAAGATTGATTTTCCAGTTCAGAGAGTTCATGCCGCATCACGATCATGTTATCTAAAAACACACGATATCGAAATTCGTAAATCAACCAATTCCACCAGGTTCTATCAACAGGATAAATCTTTTCTTGGAAAAATTTCAATTTGGAATTAGTATCAATACATTCGATGTCGTTAAACAATGTTGTGATTTCGTTTCTAATGGAAGCAGGAACACCCTCCCAGTTACTGATTCGATAGTTCTCGTAAGAAGGCCAATCTGGTCCTTGTTGATTCTTGTAGGATGTTTCGAGGCCCTTGAACAGAAACTTGTATTGTGGATCTAACAACATCAGCCATCTAACATGATTTCCAAATCCACCAATTGGTGATAGTATATTGATATCTCGATTAAATTTCGAAATTGGTACTATAGGATTATTGTGGAAAGGATCTTTTTTATAATTAGCTTTTGACGGAATGACACCACGAACTCCTCCTGTAGGATCTTTGTGATCACCATTCCGTCGCAATATAAGGTGTACATGAGGATACATCACAGTTTGCCCGGCACTGCGGCCTGAGTTGAGCCCGATGTTATAACCATCGCAGTCACCGCTTTGTACCAGGCGTTCGCCTTCGAGCTGGGCTTCGGAAAAAGCTAGGTGTATCATGTGCGATTCATCTGAATGGGGAACGAACAGCATATGTCCTGGAGTCACAGGAAACCGATCTCGGAATACCATAACATGATCGTTCTGCCATACCAGATCGTCCCAGGGTGCGATATTTTTATCTCGAGCTTCTTGTAATGTCATATCTGGATATTCTTAAGCTATGCACATAGGATCGGTCCACGGCATCGGTCCTACAAAAGGGTCATTCATAAACAGACTCATCGGCACAGTCTGTGCATCGTTGCTGTCTGAAAATTCTAAAGTGTTATACCCCCAGCCGGGCAATAGATAGTCATCCAATGCATCCAGTATCTCGGGTTGGTAATTGAGAAAATAT